CTCTCTTTCCGTGTTTGGCGAGAATCAGCCTGAACTGGCGAGAACTGACCTGATCGTCTCTGATGGGTCTCCAGTTGCATCGGAGTTTCCTCGACTGGTTACGCCCGGTGTTGGGGGGCGAGGATATGGGCCTGCTGTGGCGGCTTGGGCGCAACGTCATCTCAACATTGAGTTGATGCCGTGGCAGGTGACCGCACTTTCGGGGCAACTTGTCCATGATGACAATGGTGATTTGGTGTTTCGTGAGTCGTTGGTGTCTACTGCTCGTCAGCAGGGTAAGTCGGTTGCGTTGCGGGCGCTTATTGGCTGGTGGATTACTGAGTATGCGGTGTTGTATCGGAAGTCCCCGCAGAATGTGCTTAGCACTGCGAACATGCTTGACCGCGCCGAGGCTATCTATCTAGAACTTGCCTACATTCTTAAAGAATCGTTTGGGGCAAAACTGATTCAGCAGATTGGGCGTAAGTCTGTGCAGATGCCGGACGGGTCACGCTGGGAAGTTAGAGCTGCGTCTAGCAAACTTCACGGTGGGTCTTACGATTTGATTGTGGTGGACGAGTTGTGGAACATCGCCCCTGAGATTTTGGACGATGCTCTTAAGCCGTCTCAGATTGCGCGGGCTAACCCTCTGCTTTCTATGTGGTCTACCGCCGGGGACGAGTCGAGCATTGCCATGATTAATTACCGATCTATTGCCTTGCAAGAAATTGACGAAGGCGTAACGTCGGAACGCTTCTTTGCGGAGTGGTCTATCCCTGCGGGTTGCGACCCGAGAGACCCACAATATTGGGGACTGTCTAACCCTGCGTTGGGGCGCACGATTACGGTGAAGGCGTTGCAGGCTGCGGTGAAGTCTGACAGTTTCCCGCGTTCTCATGGCAACCAGTGGTCGGCATCCCGTGGGGCGTGGCTTGATGCTGGCGTCTGGGACAAGTGCCGAACCACACAAGACTTGCCCGAAGGCGGCATCTTGGCTGTGGATTCTTCCGTGGATGAGGCCCGTTATATCGGCGTTAGATCAGTGGTGCACAACCAACAGGTATTTACCAAGATTGAGTTTGTTGTAGACACCGAACAGGAGATGTGGACACACGTTGAGCGTGTCATGACACACCCGTCAGTTCTACTGCTAGTCACTCCTACGCTGGAAATTCATGTGCCTACCGCACTAAAGCGCCGCTACCAGTTGACGGGCTACGCCGAACTAATCCGCTACACGTCACTAGTTCGCAACATGATTTTGGAAGGCAAAGTGTTGCATGACGGAAACCAAACACTCGCCGAGCATGTGAACCGCGCTACTGGTGTGCGCACCGCACAGGGTTATGTGTTGTCATCGCAAAAGTCACCGGGGCCTATTGAGGCGGCGCGTTGCATGGTGTGGGCAGTGTCCGCTGTGAGCCGACCACAAAACCGACAGAAACCCATGCTCGTTGTCATGTAGTACGGTTACTATTTAGGCAGGCTTGTCGTCAGTTGTCGGGATTGACGGCGAGCCACTATTCGAGGAATCTAAATGCCACTCTTTACCCGCAAAGAAACTAAAGCACAGATAAGCCCAGTACCTGTCCAGAAGGCAGCTGCGGCGGGCACTGGATATTCTAAGAACCTCGCCGGGCCTAACATGATTGGGCAGTACTACTCTTATGTTGAGGGTGATGCCCGCAACCGTGCTATGCAGGTACCCGCCATTAGCCGCGCCCGCGATTTACACGCAAGCGTTATCTCGGCGATGCCATTAAAGATGTACCGCGAGTCTTGGAACGAAACCGAAGCGGAAATGGACTATATAGACATTGCGCCTCGCTCGTGGTTGCGTCGACCCGACCCGCAAATACCGTATGAAACCCTTATGGCGTGGACATTTGATGACCTTTTCTTTTTTGGTCGTGCGTTTTGGTACATTCTTTCCCGCACCGCAGACGGATTCCCCGCATCATTCACTCGACTGCCTGCCGGGTCAATAACCACACAAGATCAAGACGGCCCAGTGTGGTACGCACCGTCCAAAGAAGTATTTTTTCAAGGTGGACAAATTGACCCTGCAAACCTTGTGCAGTTTATTAGCCCAATTCAGGGCGCTATCTACTCATCCGAGCAGGCCATAGCCACGGCGCTTAAAATTGAGGACGCACGGTACAGATCAGCCAACACCGCCATACCGTCAGGCGTACTGCGCCAAACTGGTGGAGAACCGCTATCGGCACAAGAATTAGCAGACCTTGCAGCAGCGTTTAACAATGCACGTTTAACTAACCAAACTGCAGCCTTAAACGAGTTCTTAACCTATGAAGCCACCACGGCAACGCCCGACAAGATGATGCTTATTGAGTCAGCCCAGTTTTCAGCCTTGCAAATGGCGCAGATTTGCAACATCCCGCCGTATCTGTTGGGCGTTCCCACCGGGTCTTACGCCTACACCAATAGCCGAGAGTCCCGTGTAGATCTATGGCTCTATGGCACTAAGACCTACGCCGAGTGCATCGCCTCTACCCTTTCGGGCAACGCCGTTCTTCCCGTAGGTACTTACGTGGAGTTTGATTTTGAGGAATACTTAGGGGAAGTCGAAGAAGCCAATACAAACCGCAACGTAGATGTTGAGGAAGTTGAAACAGGAGAAAACCGAGCATGATTAAGTTAAACGCACAAGCGGTCACCATTGACGCCGCAGCAGGCGAAACACAGACCCGCACGATCACAGGCGTAGCCGTACCTTACGGTGAGACCGCCACAGTGTCAGACGGTACGCAAGTACGTTTTGAGCAGGGCGCGCTACCAGTCGAGGGCAAAGCCCCCAAACTGTTTATGTACCACGACTCGTCTATGCCAGTGGGCCTAGTGACCGAGCGTGTAGATACCGAGGAAGGCATGATGTTTTCGGCGCGTATTTCGGCAACCGCCGCAGGCGATGAGGCTTTAACGCTGGCGCTAGACGGGGTTTTGGATTCCGTTAGTGTTGGCGTGAACCCCACAAAGTTTTCTTATGACGATGAGGGCACGATGATCGTGACTGAGGCTGAGTGGCTGGAATTAAGCCTTGTGCCAATTCCCGCTTTTGCAGGTGCAATCATCGAAAAAGTGTTAGCATCAGCACAAGAACCCGACACAGAACCCACATCAACCGAAGTCGAGGAGACAGAAACCGTGGACGCAGTACAGCCCGAAGCAGTCGTAGAGGCCGCAACACCAACCGCACCAATTCCCGCACAGCCAAAGCGCAAGTTCGCACTTCCCACACCGGGCGAGTACATGGCTGCAATGCACATCGGTGGCACAACTTTCGCAAACGTCAACGCTGCAGTGCGTGACTTCGTTGCGTCTAACCAGTCAGCACTCCAAGCAGCTGCAGGTGACGTCCTTACCACTGACACCCCCGGTCTTTTGCCAGTGCCAGTACTTGGGCCAGTGTTTGAGGATTTGAACTACATTCGTCCAGTAGTCGCCGCTGTTGGCGCTCGCGCTATGCCAGACGGTGGACAGTCCAAAACATGGATTCGCCCAACTTGGACAACCCACACAAGCGTGGCTGCACAAGGCGGCGAACTTGTAGCAGTGTCTGCAACAACACCAACGATTGCCTCAAATGTAATCCAGAAGACCACCCTCAGTGGGCAGGTGACCTTGTCCGTACAAGATGTGGATTTTTCGTCACCTGCAGCGTTAGAAATTATCTTGCGTGACCTTGCAGGCCAGTACATGCTTGCCTCTGACAACATCGCAGCCGATGCGATTGTTGCAGGCGGCGACCCAGTCGCAGCAGGCACATGGACAGTTACCGCTAACGACCCATCAACGTTAATTTCTTCGGTCTACGCAGCAGCGTTTGAAATTTTAGTAGCCACTAACTTCTTGCCTGATCACATGTTTGTTAGCCCTGACGTATGGCGCAAACTTGGCGCACAGTTAGACGGCGACGATCGTCCCGTGTTCCCATACACCGCAGCGTCTGGCCTTATGGGCGTTAACGCTATGGGTTCTGCAAACATCACCGTTGCAAACACGTTTAACCCATTTGGCTTAAACCTTGTCGCAGACCGCAACTTCGCAAACAACACTTTGATTGTGGCACGAGGCGCAGCGATTGAGTTCTACGAGCAAGTACGCGGCATTATGAGCGTGGAAGTCCCAAGCACATTGGGTCGTCAATTCTCCTACTACGGATACGTTTCAACCTTTATCGCAGACCGCGACATGGTGCAAGGCATCGCAATCGCCTAGTCGAAAGGCGGTACCGTCATGGCGGTATTTAACATTACCTCGCGTATGCGTTTGGACGATTATGCAGTCGTCCAGACGCTTACGAACACCGACATAACGCCCGGTCAAAGCATTACTATTGCTGGCCTTGGTGACGGTTTTGACGGCACTTTTTTAGTGTTGGCGTGCCCACAGTACGAGTACGTTGGTACCGAAACTGACGGCACTCTCATGTTTGATGAGACGGTGCCACGGCCTAACCAGTTGTTGTTTGTTGATGTTGGCGACAACTTTGAGTATGAAGCCGAAGTGCTTGGAACTGTTACATGGACATTGACCTGCACATGGATTACGAACACCCAGATAAGTAACTATTTGGACATCCCGTTGACCTCGACTAACGCCGCTGCATTGCTTGTGCAGTGCGCCGCAGCTGCTAACGCGTTTGCTTATCGCAGGCGCTATGAGGCTGGCTATTTGCAGGACTCGCTCACTACTTCCCCCGGTGGCGACGTCACGCTAGGCACAATCATGATCGGGGCGGCGTACTTCCGTCAGCAAGGCTCATACACCGCGCTGGCATCGTTTGACGGTATGGGCACACCACCCGCCAACGGCATCACCCCTATGGTGTTGCAGCTGCTCGGCATTAACCGCCCGCAGGTTGCCTAATGCCTTTGCCATACAACGACCTCTTTAACGAGGCCATAGACGACCTCTCAGCCACGCTCAAAACCATCACAGGCTTACCAGTAGCCATAGACCCCCGCCAGATAACCACCTCATGTGTATTTATTGACGCACCTAGTTTCGATGCGTGGAACTACAACATCGTGACGCTCGACTTCCCCGTAAAAGTCATCGGCTCAGGCCCGGGCAACCTTGACGCCCTGCGGGACATTTTGCAAATCACGTCAAAGGTGCTCGCTAAGAATGTGGCAGTTAAGTCAGGCCGTCCTACGGTGGTGTCTATTGGCGGTGCGGATTATCCGGCCTACGATTTACTTATCTCGATGCAAGCCGAAACAGCGTAAGGAACCCATGTACAAGATTGTTAGCCCCCGTGTAGGAACCCCCGGTGATGAGTTTGTGCCCGTTGCAGGCGTCAACCTTGACGCTCTTATTGCTGGTGGCTTTATTATCGAAGTCGGAAAACCTAAAACAGCAAAACCCAAAGGTGATAACATCACCACAGACAAGGAGACAGAATAATGTCCAGTAGCACATACCTCTCAAACCCCGTAGTAACTGTGAACTCAGTAGACCTGAGCAACCAGTGCACAAGCGCCACCGTTACTCACCGTTTTGATCAATTAGAGTCCACCGCTTTTGGTCAAACAGATCGCACCTATGTAAAGGGTTTAGGCAACCATGAAGTGACTTTGTCGCTCTATATGTCCTATGCCGCTTCGGAGACTTACGCTACTCTTGCGTCATTGGTCGGCACCACAACCACATTGCGTGTACAGCCTGCAGCGCCCCCCGACTCCGCTACAAACCCGGGTTTTGTTCTTACTGGCGCGTTTCTTGCCGAACTTCCAGTTATTAACGCCACTATGGGCGAACTTTCTACCGTGGACGTCACTTTTACTGGTGGCGTGTACTCCGTAGACGTAACACCGTAACCCGGTCAGACTCTGACCCCGACTAAGGAGACAACATGAAACTTACACTCGCTGTAGACCTCGGAGAAGGCCCCGTACAGGTCGCTACTAACCTGTATGTGATTGTGCAGTACGAACGCAAGTACAAGCGCAAAGCATCCGAAATGGCTTCGTCTATCGGCTACGAGGATTTGTTGTTTCTTGCCTACGAGTCGTGCAAGGTTCACGGCATCACAGTGCCCGTAGTCTTTGACGACTTCATCAAACGCGCCGTGTCCATTGAGGTAGTTAGTCAGGACGATGACGCAAACCCTACCCAAGGGCCACATACCGATACGCATTAGCAGCTCTGCTACTTCGCACAGGCTATTGGCCCAATGGGATAGACTTCGACATCAAAGACCTACACACGGTTGATGCGATAGTCAAGGAACAGCAGAAAAATGCCCGTTAGCAATTCCCTAGAAGTGGTAGGCGTTAAAGAGGCACTGCGTGAGTTAAACGACATTGACAAGAAACTGCGCCGCCAAATTACTAAGGATTATCAGCAGATTGTGAAGCCAGTGGTGGACGCTGGCAAACAGTTAGTTCCTACTCGTGCCCCGTTGTCTGGTATGGATAGATCGTGGACACCTGCGGGTTCGAGTCAGTCCGTGTTGCCTTTTGGTAATAACAGCGCACCTAGAGAGCCACGAGGCCCCGGCTACAACTGGCAACAGTCTCGCTCTGGTCGCCGTAGGTACGTTAATTGGACGAACTGGCAGAACGGCATTCGAGGTTATATTTCAGGCAAGAAACCACGCACGTTTAACGGCTACACAAAAAACCTAGCCACGTTTGGGATTCGCTGGCTCGGGTCGGCCTCTGTTCTTTTTGACACTTCAGGCAAGGCATCCACACCGCAAGGTCAGCAGATGATTGCCGCCCTCAATTCTAAGTTTGGGCAACCGTCCCGTGTTATGTGGCGCGCTTATCAGCAAGAAGGCCCAGAGTTACAAGGCGAGATGCGCGACCTTGTGAATAAAATTATGGAGTCTGTGGACAGGAAAACGAGGGTTTAATGGCTATTAACATCCCAATTATTACCGAGTTTAACGGTAAGGGTATTGACCGGGCTCGTAAGGAGTTTGAGCAGTTAGAGGGCGCTGGCGCTAAGGCTGGTTTTGTACTCAAAAAAGCTATGTTGCCTGCAACGGCGGCTATTGGTGCGCTTGGTGCTGCGATGTTTGACGCTACTAAAGGCGCTATCGCTGATGAAGCGGCACAGGCAGAACTTGCTCGATCACTACGCCAAACAACAGGCGCAACCGATGCCCTTATTGCCTCGAACGAGGAATGGATTACCACACAGGGCCAGTTGCTTGGCATCACCGATGATGAACTACGACCCGTGTTGTCTAAGTTGGCTCGCGCTACTGGCGATGTAACCCGAGCACAAAAACTCGCTACGCAGGCTATGGACATAGCCGCAGCCACAGGCAAGCCACTTAGCGCCGTCACAGACGCTCTCACACGGGCGCTGGGGGGCAACATGACCGCTCTAGGCCGTCTAGCACCAGAGTTCCGTGAAATGGTCAAAGAAGGCGCATCTTTTGATGACATCATGGCAGAAATTGCCAACACGATGGGCGGTGCAGCTACTACGGCTGCGAACACGACCGAGGGGCAGTTTAAGCGTCTTGGCGTAGCGTTTAACGAGACTAAAGAGTCTATTGGTGCAGCGTTGCTACCTGCCATTGAGGCCGTGTTACCACTGTTGCAAAGCATGGCTACATGGGCACAGAACAACCCGCAGGCGTTCATGATCATTGCGGGCGCACTTGGCGCTATTGCATTATCCATTATGGCTATCAACATCGCTATGGCGCTCAACCCGCTGGGTTTAATCGTTATCGGTGTAGTGGCGCTGGTGGCTGGCTTAGCGCTCGCCTATCAACGCTTTGAGTCTGTGCGCACCGTAGTGGACTTCTTATTCAACGCGCTTAAGATTGGTATTGACAACGCCATAAATAACTTCCGCACCATGCTCAACATTGTGAAAGCAGTGTTTAACGGTATTGGGTCGGCGTGGAATAACACGTTTGGGGAAATTAGTTTTAGTATTCCAAACATTCCGGGTTTGCCGGGGCGTGGCACAAAGATTCAGTTTCCTAAGATTCCCGCACTAGCAGACGGGGGAATTGTCACGGGCCCTCAATTAGCACTTATCGGTGAGGCTGGCCCAGAGGCGGTAATCCCTCTTGATCGTATGGGCGGCATGGGCGGTAACAATGTCACTATTAACGTGCAGGGCGCAGACCCTAACGCCGTGGTAGACGCGCTGCGCACCTATATGTTCCGCAACGGTTCCGTACCCATTCGAGTGTCGTAATGGCTGACGTTGTTTTTAAGGCGTACTGGTATCCCGCTAGCGGTACTTTTTTTGACGGGCAGTATTTAGACGACCTACAAACCGTAAACATAACTACAGGCCGTAAAAACGTACAAGACCCTTATAAGGCTGGCACTGCAAACATCGAGGGCAGAAACCCCGCAGAATTACCTGTCATTGAGGTAGGAGATTTTTTACGGATTGAGGCGTACCCGCCAGACGAATCTGTGCAGTATTTTATGTTTCAGGGGCGTATTGCCGATGTGCAGATACAGTACGGTTTCGTTCCTGCACTTGATCGCTACACAATTTTTGCTGAAGATGCGCTGGCTAACGCTGGCAGGTTAAATGTTAATGGTTCTTGGGTAGCAGGGATTACTACAGCCGAAGCAGCCGATGACATCCTTGCTGGCACTGGTGTCCCAATTACTTTTCCAACTCCGTTAAAAGCTGGCGCAAGCAAAGTGTCCGCGCAAACCTTGACTAACGCCAACTTGCTAACGGTGTTAAACGAGTTAATCGCTACGGAGCAGGGCAGCATTACGGGCGGTGCAGATGACTCGATTATTTGGCAGGGCCGTCAAGAGTTTACGGTGTCTAATCCGTCTGCTTTGTTTACAGATGACCCCCAAGAGGTCAGTGTCACACCACAAATTGCTTATGATGTGCTGAACTTTGCGAGCCTTGCCGACAACGTTGCTGCGAAGGTCATTGTGACCCCAGAAGGTTTAGCACCTCAAACCTTTGGTAGTGGTACTAAGTCGTTTGAGATGCGTTCCTACGATCAGACAACTTCGCAGGCTGGCGACCTTGCGGCGTATGTGCAAAGCACCTTAACGCAAGCGACTGATGTGCCTTACTCAATTAGTTCTCGTACTTCGTTGCAGTCTGATTTGTTTTTAATTGCTTTGGCGTCCACTGGTGCGCAGGAGCGAAACTTTGTTGAGGTTGAGTTGCGGGGAACTATTTATAATTGCATTATTAACGGCGCTACTGTGTCCTCTGATCCGCAGGATACTCGTGTGCAGCTGTATTTGTTTGCTGCTGATTTGTCGGCGTTTTTTGTGTTGGATGATGATTTTTATGGGGTTTTGCAGGATGATGGCCCACCAGCGTTTAATAATAAGTTAGGATTTTAGTTATGCCAGTTCCAGATTTTTCGCCGGGTGAGGTTTTGACCGCTGCCGCTATGGACTCAATAGGTCTGTGGCTTGTCAAGTCCCAAGCTGTGGGCACAGGTGTTACAAGCGTGACCGTTTCGGATGCCTTTAGCAGCACTTACGATTCTTACAAAATTATCTACACGGGATATACAGGCAACCTTAATGAGCCGTTAAAAATGCGTCTTGGTTCCACCGCTACGGGTTATTTCGGAAACTTTTTAGCCTTTGAGTCATCTGGGACAGCGACCACTTCTGTTAATGACAATAACCAAACTTTTTTTAGGTATATCGGCGGGTCATCATCTAGCGGTTCAGCAACGGACATAGATGTGTATAACCCGTTTTTAGCCTTACGCACCACAATTCGGTCGCACAATGTCGCATACTCAACCTTTGTAAATGCGACCTACGGTGGTTATGTAAATGATTCAACCTCGTACACAGCTTTTACTTTGTTTGGTTTTTCTACTGGCACTGTTACTGGTGGAACAATTAGAGTTTATGGGTACCGAAAATGAGCAAACCACTAATCCAAATAGATGACGAAATACGCGAAATGACAGACGAGGAGTACGCACAATATGAAGAAGATATTGCTAACGCTGGCCCTTTGCCTAGCGGCGACTAGTTGCGCAGATCGCACACGCGAAAACTGCGACACCACCAAAGCAGACGGACTCCTAGAAAGAAGATGCCCATGAAACCCGAAAACCGTTTAAGCAACGAAGAAATAAAAGCACGCCTAATCCTCATCGTAGGCATCGCACTCTCGTTCTCATTCGTGGCCGCCATAGTGTCACTGATCTACGGCTTGCTGTTCGTGGTGCAACCAGTCGAGCAAGCCCCCAATGACGCAGAAGCATGGGCAGTGCTTAGCCCCATGCTCATGACCCTCGCCGGTGGCCTCATCGGGCTTTTGGCAGGCAACGGACTTAAAGACAAGCCGAAAGACCCGCCAAGTGCCCCGTAAATACACAGGCAACTCTGACGGCAACTACGGCTCGGTACGCCCCGGCACAACAGAGCTGCTACGCCTAGCGTCTAAACGCTGGGGCTTCACCAACCTAGGCACATACTCCAACCGCCGCATGAACAACGACAAAGCCAAAGCCGACCCTGACAACCCTAAGTACCTAAGTACGCATGCCTCAGGACGCACAGTTGACATGGGCTACAACAACCGAGAAAACGCACTTGCCTGCTGGAACTTCCTTATAGCCAACACCGCACAGTTAGGTATCGAGGAAATACACGATTACGCCTACAAGTGGCCTCAGCAAGACCCTAAAGACAAGACCGCTTGGGGCGCTGGGTATCGCTGTAGCCGTGGCGAGGGTTTGGCTGGAATCAAGATTTTTACTGCTAAAGACAACGCAGGAACACCGGGCGGGAAATGGCTACACGTAGAATTGTCGCCCGCTATGGCAGACAACGCCGATGCTTTCCGCACTGCTTGGATTGACGCACTAGGACGCGCTGGGCTAAAGTAACGTTTAATCCCCTGAGGATGAGGACATGACGGCCCCACTACTGGCTCCCCTATCGCTGGTAGTGGGGTTGTGTCGTCTAATGACTTGACAGGCACCAATCGATTGCTAAGGTGTTTCTAGGCGGGAATCCGACACCCGCCGAGATAGGGAAAAATTATTATGTTTGACGATCTGCCATTGTTTCGCAATGACGACCCAGAAACCTCTAAACAAGGCGGGCGGGACGTTATGCCGAGAAGAGCATCACAGCAAGGATTACTGCTGGCGGTGTTCCGCAACCGAGCCTTAACAGATGAAGAAGCTGGTTACCTCTCAGGGTTGGCACAGAAGCCGAAATGTTGCTACTGGAAACGCTGCAGTGAACTACGCGCCAAAGGCCTTATTGAGTGGACAGGTGAGACCCGCAACTCGACTGCTGGCAGCGCAATGAAAGTATGCAGACTCACCCAGACGGGTGCGGAATTGTTAGCGAGTTGGAAATGAAACGATTAGCCCTAGCGGCAGCCCTCACGGTTGGCCCTATAGCCGTTGTAAGCCCCGTAGAAGCGTCTAAACCTTGGCTATGCCCTAAGTACACGCAGGATATAAAACAGACGTTTAAGCGCAAAGATTGGCGCACCATGGACAGAATCATGTGGCGAGAATCCAAATGCGAAACTCGTGCTGTGGGCTGGAATTACCGCACCGGCATGAGCCACGCAGATTGTGGTGACTCTGGCAGATTCCACCAACGCAAACGCTGTAAAGCAGTTAGATCGTGGGATGTGGGCTTATTCCAAGTCAATAGTTCTTGGTCCACAATTACGACACAACTTTGTGGTAAAAACACACGTAGCACAGTTCTTATGGAATCACGTTGCAACTTTAAGGTGGCAAAGTGGCTTTATCAGAATGGCGGCCTAGCCCATTGGCAAGGTCAAAGCGTCAAATAGCAGATAGGAACCCGACATGACAACACCCGACACCAACTTTAAGCAGTTATATGAAAACGCTTACTGGATTGTTAGAGCAGTTTTAGAAACTGCAGAAACACATTTAGTTTCCCCGCATCCATTGTGGAGCCAATTAAACGAACTTATTGAAGTTTGCGATGGCATGGAAAAACGCCTAGACATAGCAAACCCAACAGACGCATTCAAACGATAGGAAACCCGACATGAACGATGCTCAAATTATCCAACGCCTAAAAAACATGGCGACCGATGCCCACCTAAGCGGTGACGAGATTCGAGGCAAGGTGTTAGGCGAAGCAGCTGCACGCCTCACCGAGTTAAGTATCTTGCACCACACATGGCACCCAAGTATTGAGGATGTGCGCCGTGGGCTTTAATCTTGACGACTACGAGCCAGTAGCAAGCCGCATAAAGCGGTTCTGGGAAGAACACCCACTAGGCGCAATACACACCGAACTTGTCTTTGATGACGGCCACCGGTGCGTAGTTAAAGCAACCGTGTACTTCGATAGCACAGCAGCGCCAGTGTCAAGCGACTATGCAGAAGAATTGCACTCTGATCGTGGCGTCAATTCCACAAGCAGAATCGAGAACTGCAGCACGTCCGCTCAGGGTAGGGCGCTTGCTGCGGCAGGATTCCTTCCGAGCGACTGGACAAAGAAACCTAGCCGTGAGGAGATGACCAAGGTACAGCGTCAAAGCACAAGCAACGGCCCCGCCGTAGAGCGTGGCACAGACCCCAAAATGCCTAGCGTCACGATCACACAGCCCGCAGGATTAGCGTCCGAAAAGCAAGTGTATTTCGCTGCGTCGTTCTATAAAAAAGCCGACAGGGAAGTACCCAAGCAATGGCTGGCAACACTTAACAAAGGCGAGATAAGCGCACTGATTGACGATCTAAAAGCAGGCAACTTCCCAGAACCCGACAACGCAGATGAGCCGTTCTAGTGAAAGTTCCTCACCACACCGAGAACTGCCGTAAAGGCTGGGGATGCCACCCCAACTGCCCCGTACTACTACTTACGAAGCAATACGAAGCACTATTACAAGCCCAACCGAAAGAACCCGACAATGAGCAACTATGACCCCGTAATCCACGACCTAGAACGCGCCCTAGACAAGCTGCGCCAAGACCGTGACGACTGGAAAGAATTAGCCGAAAAGGCCATTGCCCAAATTGAAGAATGGCGTGCCCTGTGCGACATCTACCAAGACCGATACAACCAGATTGTGCGAGGTAACTAATGCTGATTATCCTTTGGGGCGTACTTGTAGTACCTGCCTTCACCCTTTTTGCATATTGGGCTTTTCGTTGGGCCGATGAAGATTTAGAAGTCATTACCAACAACGACAAATTAGGCCTTTATGCCATATCAGGCTTGCTCGCGCTGGGTTGGCCATTGGTGGCGGCGTTCGCTATTGGCAACATTGTGAACCGTTACATAAATGGCGACCTATGAACGAGCAAGGCTTTCAAGCCCAAGTAATACAACTGGCCCGCATGAATGGCTGGCGAGTGTTTCACCCAATGAAAATGCAGGCCAGAGACGGGTCATGGCGCACAGCACTATCCGGGGACAAAGGCTGGCCCGATTTATGCCTAGCGCATCGTGAACGTGGGTTTATCGTTTGCGAACTTAAAGCAGATAGGGGTGTCCTGTCGCAAGACCAAAAAGAATGGCTGTTTAACCTTGCACCGTGGGCCGAGTGCTATGTGTGGAAACCCAGCGATCTAAACAACATCGCTCGAAGGCTCGGTTCTAAAGGCGTACGCAATGTAGGCAGCGCCACATAAAAGTACATTCGTCCCTCACCGTGAAAAAACTTCACCTAACTACAATTCATCACATATGGGAATCGAGTACAGCCCAAAGGCAAAACGAAAAGAACGCTTTAAAAGCAAACGTGCGAACCGTATGCCACAAGCTGGGCCTGTAACCATACGCAAAGCAGACGGCACGACAACAGTGCAAGAAGCCTTAACAGGGTCAGTAGATCAAGTCAAGAAGCGTAAATAGAACTACACAATTGAGAGAAGCAAGACCGCGTACGGGTTTGGACTGTGCCGGGTAACACTAGGGAACTAGGGTAGACGCCCCTGTAATGGGGGTGACCAGAGTACGAACTTCTAAAACGCGAATGGTGTCCGTCCATAGGTGTTAAACATCCGGCAGCCAGTGCTACTAGCACGAAGTGTGGGGGGCAAGCACCGAGCAGACTTGCTCACGTACTCCGATGCGCAAACCCCTTGGGGGGTGAAGCGCAACAGGGGGGAACTAACTACACTCCATACAAAGGAGAACAACCCGACATGCCCAAGAGAACATCAGACCCCGCCTACAGAGCAGCACGCCAACAACTCTTAGCAGGCAACCCTGCATGCCACTGGTGCGGAGGCACAGCCACCGAAGCAGATCACCTCATCGAATGGGACAGAAACCCAGACGGCAACACAGACCTCAACAACATGGTCCCCTCATGCAAACCATGCAACGCAAGACGAGGCCAACAATACAAAGCCAAACGAGACGCACTCATCAAACAACGCCGCGAACACGCCACCAACACTAATGATACCAACAAGTCGTTTTTTGCTACTAACACGTTGCCT